TATCCTTATAATATCGAAAATATCCAAACATGTGAAGAATTGTGAAATGAAAGTTCATTGGACACGGCTATCGTATGCCGTCATCTCCACCATTTGATTAGAAAATGTAAAATAGTTCAAGTATAATTAGAACTATTATGCAAAATCTAAACAATTTGTTTGGTGTTTACAAAATTATTTGTAGATCATTGCCTCGAAAATGAAATGGTGCTTAATAAGGTGTTTCGAGAGTCTTCACAGCCATTCATCAAACGAAGTTTTTATTGCGGGGTACAATTCTGGGAATTGGGGTGTCTCATAAGCATCTTTAGGTGAGTTCGATTCTCACCCCCGCTAATTTTTGGGTAGTTCGCATAGCGGCAATTGCCGGAGACTGTAAATCTCCTCTCTTCGGAGTTCGCTGGTTCGAGTCCAGCACTGCCCACCATTTTATATTGGAGTGTAGCACAGCGGTAGTTGCGTTCGCCTGTTAAGCGAAGTGTCGTTGGTTCGATCCCAACCACTCCAGTTTAAATTTAAAACGGTATAGTAAAAAGTGTTCTACCAAGATAAGTATTAATATATGAAAGAAAAATATATTACTAAAGAATGCAAATATCACGGTGAAACAGAATTTATTCTAGAACCAAGTAGAAATTCTTATAGATGTAAAAAATGTAGATCTAACAATGTTTCTAAAAGAAGAAGAAAAGTTAAAGAAAAATTAGTTAATGTTTTTGGTGGCAAATGTATATTATGTAATTATTCAAAATATATAGGAGCATTAGACTTTCATCATTTAAACCCAAATGAAAAAGAATATGGGCTTGGTGGTAAAGGATTAACAAAAGGATATAAAACTCTCCTAGAAGAAGCTAAAAAATGTATATTGTTATGTGCTAACTGTCATCGAGAAGTCGAATCGGGGATTGTTACCATAGACGATAAAAATTTGAATAAAAACAAAAAATTTATTGAAAATACAAAATAACTTACAGCAGAATTAGTTTAATGGTAAAACGGGAGTTTTCCAAACTTTAGTTGAGAGTTCGATTCTCTCATTCTGCACCAATGTCGCTATCGTCTAACGGTTAGGACACATGGTTTTCATCCATGTAATCGGAGTTCGATTCTCCGTAGCGATGCCAATTTATGCCTGTGTAGCTCAGTGGTAGAGCAACGCTTTTGTAAAGCGAAGGTCATCGGTTCGAACCCGATCTCAGGCTCCATTTTAATTATACCAGTTGTTTTTTTATGAATGTTAAAAGAAATACTAAAGAATGTCCAAAGTGTGGATTAAAAATCGCATTATCGTCTTTTCATAAACATATTAATGGCAAAAGATGTGGAAAACCATATGAAAAATTTGATGGTAATAATTGTGTTTATTGTGATCTTTTAATTTTAAATAAAGGATCTTTAATTTCTCATATGAAATGTTGCAAGAAAAATCCAAATGCAAACAAAAGACATAGATCACCAAAAGCTGGTGGGCAGACAGGTTCGGTAGCATGGAACAAAGGAAAAAAATTTGAAAACGAAACAATAGATAGAATTATACAACAAATAGAATCTGGTGATTATGTAAAGTACGGTGAAGCACATATAAGAAGAAGAATTAAAAAATATTTAATTCATAAACATGGTCATAAATGTATGATGTGTAATTTATCAGAATGGCAAGGTTTAAAAATACCTTTAGTTTCTGATCATATTGATGGTAATTCTCAAAATAACGAAATATCAAATTTTAGAATAATTTGTAATAATTGTGATTCTATATTACCAACATTTAAAGCAAAAAATATTGGAAAGGGTAGAAAAAAAAGATATAAAAGTTAGTAAATTATTTCTGCGGAGTCGAACCAAACCCCTTTTGGGCTACCAACCTGAAAGGGGTTTATTTTTTGTTGACATTTTGTAAAACTTAAATATAATTATAAAACATTTGGAAGTGTGGCAGAGTTGGTCTATTGCACTTGACTTGAAATCAAGAGGAGTCAAAAGCTCCCGTGGGTTCGAATCCTACCGCTTCCGTTTTTTTAATAATAAAATATGATGAATGAAATTTTAGAAAATTGTCTACACGACGACGAAGAAGTTTTATTGGCGGATGGATTTGAAGATGCTTTTGTTGGTATCGGAAGACAGTTTGGAAATCCAGTAGCTGTTTATGATCGTTCTAAGTGTATTAAAATATTAACAGAAGATATGACAGAAGAAGAAGCAGAGGAATATTTTCAATTTAATGTTGAAGGTGCTTATGTTGGTAAAAACACACCAATATTTTTAGAGTACTAATAAGAGTCCGAAGAATCTGATGAGTTTAAACAGTCTTTAGCTAAAAACACGTCCTTACATAAAGATGGTGTAGTTGATACTAAAGATTCTTTTCCAGTAGCAAAAGATAAATCATATGTATATTTTGGATTTCTTGTCAATGTTCCTAACAAAGAATTATCGCTATTTCGATATATGTTAAAACTTAAATATGTTGCATATTGTACGTAAATTGTGCTAAAGCTTGGAAATTTCATATTGACTTTTTTCTTTAAAAGATAATAATATTTATTGTGAAACTTAAAATACCAGATACAATTTACGAACTTGGAATAATAAAATGCAAAGAACCAATTTATATTGATATCTACCATGTAGATCGTCACAATCATCTTGCATATTTTACATGGGACTTTGGAATGGATTGTAAAGTATTTTTGGACTCTTGGATGTTGGAAAGTAGAGCACCAAAAGGAATTAAAAATAAAGTTATGAAACAAATTCAATATGATTTGGGTCATGCGTTTTTTCATTACGAAGGAGATCCCAACTACACATATTATCACTGGGCTTTGTGTGCTTGGTTAAAAGATAGAGTAATACTTGACGAAGGAGAAAATTTATAATATAAGTGATATATGAAAATATTCAAAAATTGGGAAGATGATATTTCTGCGTTTGTAGTTTTTTTGGGTAAAGACGTATTAGCTCAAAATAGAAGAATGCGAAGATTACATAAAGAATATTACGTTAATGGAGATGTAAATGCACTCAAACAATATACAATGCAATGTGGTGTTGCGATGCAGACAAACACCATTTATAACATAGCAAAACATCATTTTAATCTCGATTCTTTCAAAAGAAAACACATAAACAATAAAGATGAAAAAGAAAAAATCTGAAAGAATTTCAATAGAATTTGATAAAAGACACCTATTCGTTCTAATCTCGGCCTTAGAAACTTATTCTCGGCTTCAATCCGGTCAAATTAAAATGGCTATGGATGAGGTATATTGGGACAGAGGTCTTACATATGACGAGGGTCAGCATATTGAAAATACTATAAGATACCATGCATTTCCCCCTAATGCAAAACGGGAATATGATGGTAATGGTGGTTTCTATGATCAATATGGTAGTTTCTATGATCAATATGGTAATGAGTATGATGATCGTGGAGAAATTGTAGAAGAAAGCGAAGATTGGAAGTCTAAAAAAAATAGACCTCATCTTGATCATCCTAATTCATCCTTTGGTGTAGGGTGTAAAGAAATGATAAGAGGAACTATTGCTTGGGAGATAAAGAAAGCAATAGAAGAGTATTTGAATTATCACAGAAATGACGGTTATCGAGATATGGGTGTGGATGGAGATGGTGTTCTTAATATTTCTCGCATTCCTAACGCGAAAGTATTAGACCCAATTCACGGATATTGGAAACCCCAAAAGCAATTTAGGATTCCACAGAGGTATCAGGACAAAATTGATAAACTTATTAAAAATAAAGATTATAAACCGGTTTGGGAAGTTGTAGATAAAGCATTTAAAAATAAACCTTTACCCAAAGGATCTAGCTACAGAATTGAAGAAGTTTCTGGAACATATTATGTGATTGTTGATAAGCCGTATAAGTTAAATATATGAAAACAATTATTGAAGAAATTACAGACTTAACTGACGAGTGGTATGTATTAATAGGAAAAGACCATCATAAAGATCGAGATTGTCATTGGTATATAGAAACTAAATGGAGTTATGGATTTCCGCCAAAATATTTAGTTTGTCATCATGGATACATTGTAGATGAAATCGAAGAAGAATGTGATACATACGAACTTGCATTAGCTCGTTTAAAAGAAATATTGACAGAAGAGATAAAACAGTATAGAATATATCAAACTAATGATGACGAAGAATCTGGATGGTAATAAACAAATATTATTTTTAGGTGACAATCACGGTGATTGGCCTGATCTTATTCATAATATAAATTCAAAAAATATTTCAAACACAAATATTATTTCAGTTGGCGATTTGGGTGTTGGGTTTAATCCAAATAAAGATTTGACTACTTACGAAAAGCTAAGTGAACAATTTCAAAAAAGAAATATTAATTTTTATGCTATTCGTGGAAACCATGATGATCCTTCGGCATTCAAAGGAAATGATAGAATATGTTTGGATAATTTTGAATTAATCGAGGATTACTCGGTTTTTGAACATAATTCTAAACATATTCAATTGATTGGGGGTGCAGTATCTATTGATAGAACGGGAAGAACCGTTGGAGTTTCTTATTGGGAAGACGAGGGCGTTGTTTTCAATAAAGAATCCTGTCAAAAGGTTGATATTCTAGTGACCCATACGGCCCCATCACATTGCTTTCCTCAACAATTTAATGAAATGGTATATGGGTGGGCAAGGGAAGATGCGTATTTACTAGAAGATTTAACCGATGAACGAGCGGTCATGGATGAAATCTTTAAACTATGTAGTCCAAGTCTACATTTATATGGACATTTTCATTCAAGCTGGACTGAAAGAGTAAATGGGTGTGTATCTAAACTTTTAGATATCAATGAACTTTGGGAGTATCGTGAATAGCGGTAAATATCAATATGAAAAAATATGATGAAAAAATTGAATCAATTCTTACTGGTTTAAAAAAACCAAAATCAGAAAATGAATTGGTAAAAAAACATTCAAAAGAGTTAAATCTTCCATTAGATAAAACAAAGAAGATTTTAAAAAACCAAATTAAAAAGGGAGAGAACGTTGAGAAAGAACACACGACTTCCAAAAAAATTGCAAACGTAATAGCTAGACACCATGAAGATGAGAATTTAAAGTATTACGATGCTTTAAATAAATCTAAACTTTAAGTGAAAGTACATCTACCAACAGAAGAAGGATATTTTAATATCGTTCCAAATAAGTTTTGCGGTCTGGATTGTTATTTAATAACACCAGAAATAGATGCAAAGTGGAATAAGAATAATTTATTTTATCGTTCTTTGATTACAGACAAAGAAGGTAATGTTTTATCTTCTGGTTTTCCTAAGTTTTTTAACTATGGAGAAAAACCAGAATGTTATCCGACTCCAGAAGATTTTAAAGATTGGAAACTTGAAGATAAGATAGATGGTTCTCTTCTTATAGCAGACTATGTTAATGGTCAGTTCTCTATGAGAACGAGAGGAACGGTTTCCTATACTCTTCAAGAAAATGCTAAAGATTTTGAATTGCTACCAGAAAAATATCCAAACGTAGTTGATTTCTTAAAAGAAAATCAACACCTTAGTCTTTTGTTTGAAATTGTAACACCCAATAATGTTATTGTTGTTAGACCACAACAAATAGAGTTCTATCTTATTGGTGCTATAAACAAAAACGGAATGTGTGTTGTTTCTTCATCTGATTTGGTTGATATATGGAGAAAAATTGGTCAGATGCCAACTCCACAGTCATATAACTTTCTAGATACTAATGATCTTTATAAAATATCAGAAACTATTAAACATTGGAAAGGTAAAGAGGGAATTGTTATATCGTATAACAACGGACAAAATAGAATTAAATTAAAATCTGATTGGTATTTATTTTGCCATAGAGTTAAATCACAACTGAACTCACAAAACAACTTAATTGAATATTATGTTGATTCTGAAATGCCACCATGTGAAGCTTTCTATGAAAAGATAGAAACAGACTTTGATTTTGAAATAGCATTACAATTAAAAGACGAAATAGAAAAAATTTGTGGTGCAGGAGAGAAAACAAAAAAATATATTGACAATATACTGAACATGGTCCATGATATTAGGAAAATAGAATCCAGAAAAGAACAAGCGGAGATGATAAAAAGAAATTATAAAGAAAATTCATCTTATGCTTTTTCTATTCTTGATAATAAACAAATATCTAGAATACAATGGATAAAATTAATAACACAAAAATTAAACCATGAAAGTTAAAGAATTAATTGAAAAATTGTCACAGGAAGATCCAGAAATGAGAGTTGTTGTTACTGGATATGAATGTGGTTATGATGAATTAGAAGAATTAACTAAAGTTGGAATATCAAAAAACGCAAAAAAAGAAGATAAATGGTGGGAGGGAGAATTTCACGAAACTCCAAAAATAGAACCATTTGAAACAGCATTACTTTTACCTAGAAAGTCATAACATGAAAATATTGAAAAAAATACTCGGTAAATTTCTACATAAGTTTTTTTGTTTTACGTCTAAATTAGTAATTTATGTACGTTAATTTTACAATTTATAATTTTACAAACAAACCAAGATTTTGGTATAAACTAAAATGGTTTCATAAACAACTATCTAAAAATAAAAATTTAGAAATCGAAACTTTTTTTTCAAATTATAACTTGCTTTCTTTTGAATTTGATTGTAAACTTAAAGGTAAAGATCATGCTGGTATTAGATTTAAACTAAATGTTTTTGGTCTAGAATTTGAAATAAATTTCTATGATTCCAGACATTGGAATTATAAGAATAATTGTTGGGAAGAATAATTTTTAATTGACAAAAATTTAAATTATATTATTTTTATATTTATGAAAATAAAAAAACAAAGAGTGACGGAAAGAAAAATAGGATCAACCAAAATTAGAAAAACTGTAACTGTAACTGTTACTAGACCCTCTAAGAGGAAAAAATAATATGAAAGAAGAACTACAACTAGAATTAGTAAAAAAATACCCTAAAATTTTAAAACATTTTAGAGGAGATCCTATGCATACTTGCATGGCATGGGGATTTGAGGTAGAAGATGGGTGGTATAAATTACTGGACGAATGTATGAAAAAGATGCAATATTTTTGTGATCTCTGTTCTAAAGATGGAAGAGAAGTACAGGTCGTTGCTGATCAAATTAAAGAAAAGTATGGAGATCTTCGATTTTATGTAAGTGTTTATGGTGCAGATAAAATCGAGGATGATATTATTGATGACATCATTTATGAAGCAGAAAGAAAATCTAGAAATACTTGCGAGATAACTGGAGAAAACGGAGTTCTTTGTAAAAGAGGAGGATGGTTTAAAACTCTTTGCAGAGAAGAAGCGAGGAAACACGGTTATGTAGCTTGTTGCGAAGAAACTGAAAAATATTGGAAGTCGAAAGATGAACAAGAAAATAAAGCTTGAAGAAAATGAAGAACACGCTTTTTATGAAAGCGGTCTTTCTGCTCATGGTTGTTTAGAAAAATTAGATGATTATGATATTCGTGCAATAATGACATATGGTAGAATTTTATTAAAAATGAAAAAAACAATAACTATTGATTGGCCTATTGTTGGAATGATTTGTATACTTTCATCTACAATGGGTATAATTGGATTTAGTGAATATCTTACATATCTATCAAATAAAGAAAAATACAACGCGATTCAAATGGCTATCTCAAAAGATTGGTCAAATGAACAAATACAAGGACTTTTAAACACAACTAAAAATGAAAACTAAAAATTACACACCAGATGGACAGCATCCAGAAGATGCTATTTTTAAAGCAAAAACATTCATAAATGAACTTCAAAAAGTTCAAGAAGAATATTTTACGAAATTGGCAACTGATTTAAATTTAAATAGAGATGGTGTAGATTGGTTGTTCGATTATGTTTATAATACAACAGATGATGAAAACTATGACGGGTTTGATCATTACTTGGAAGATCATAAAAAGAAGTATGATGATGTGGTATCTCAAGATATGCTTTACGCTGACTCAGCAGAAACATTTCTATCAACAGACTTTGGTGAATTTAGTCCGATGATGCAAATGAGTTCCTATGAACCAGATTTGGAGACTGCTTTTCCACCAGCATATAACAGCAATGAACCATTTTCATTGGGGTTAGACACTATAACAATTGATACCAAAAATGTTAAACCGGACAATCAAATTTAGATTTTGGAATCCTCCTGCAAAAGCATTTGTAGAACAATATAAATATAGTGGTCTTGTTGATGAATTGTTTGAACAAGATGATATGCTCATTCCTTGTCAATGTACAGGAATTAAAGATAATCAAGAAAAGTATATTTACGAGGGAGATATTATAGAATTTGAAAGACCAATAACAAAGGAACATTCTAGAAAATTTACCGCTATTATATCATACGCAGATGCAGCTTATTTGGTTATGGCTAAAACATCTGATGCAGCGGGAACGTTATCCTATATCTGGTTACATGATCTTTCTAAAGAAATTTATACTTGGAAAGTAAAGGTAATTGGAAATAAATTTGAAAATCCAGAGTTAACATGAATAACGAAACATTCACAGAATATAAATACGCAATATATCACAAACCTACTCAAAAATGGGTACAGTTTGGAAATGATGATTTAGAATTAACAGTAACTATTATAGAACTAGTTGATTTCAAAGATTGTTTTATTAACGGGAATAAAGATTTTATGGAAATGTTCTTAAATAGAAGTGTCTTTAATAAAACTCCAAATTATGGTAGCGACAATTTTTTAGAATTTGAATTCGTAAAAGTCAAAGCAACATATACAACAGAATTATGAATACGGAAATAGAAACACTAAAACAAGAATTCGAGGAAATTCAAACCGCATTTCTTCCTAAAGAAGAAACAAAACCAGAAGAAGCATTCTATACAAAAAATATAGAAGAATGGCTAGAATTTATAAAAGAACCCAAAGTTGATCTTATAGGTGAATATGTTTTTGATTATGAAATTATCAAAAATGCTGAAGCATTTGGATTGGGTCCAGTATTTTGTTATAACGGAAAAATGGAAGCTTGTTCTTCCGTGGAATATGGTTCTTTGAATGATCTGAAAAACACCTTAAAAGGAAAAAAATACTTAGTTTATTACATTCTTTGTAGAGTTATTTCTGAACCTGTTGGTCCAATTGAATCAGAAGATTTTATTATTACTTATAAAGATAAATTTGTAAGAAAAGACAGAATTGGGAAAAATCCGAAAACAAGGTACACGTTTAGAGGGCATATAATTGAATGAACGATTACATACCAGACAAATGGGTGGTGGTTAAGATTGAAGGAGGAGAATTTCCTTTGACCTATAAAGTATTTGCTTGCTGGTATGGTGGTTATT